AGCTGGTAATAAGGCGCGGCTGCGGTGCCCTGATCTGGGGTTGGCCAGACGGTCACAGCGGGCACTTGAGGCCAGTAAACTGCGGCTCCAGCGGTATGTGCGGCAGGGAAGGTATTTTGTTGGCCACGGCCACAGTTAGAGAGCGTGCCTTGCGTGCTGCCCACTACGGTAGTGATGTATCCGTAACTGATGATCTCACTGTCCAGACGGATAAAGCCTGCGGCTGGCAAAGCCGTTACGTCACTCAGAGTGATAGTGGTAGCAGTTGAATTGATCGTGGACGACAACAGACCAGCAGTCAGGCTTTCTTGACCCGACATGCGTTGAATCCAAATTTGGATTGGACGTGCTTGCTGTAACTTGTTTGGGATCGTCGCGTACGTGGAAACACTGATGCGCGTGATTGAGAGATCGGCTTGGGTAGACACATTGCCCGCGCCCGTGCGAATGACATGCTCCATCAAGTCGATGGTGTCGTTAGGCAGCGCATAGGTGTTGACGCCTTGCACGAGGTTAATTACCCCTTGCTCAATCGTCCACATGTTGATGCCACGGTTTTGCCACTCAATGGTCATCAGATTCATTGAACGACGCGCAGTGCGCAGGTCATAGCCTGTACGCAACTCGCGGCCAGCACGCTCCCACGACTCTTCTGCGATCTCAGTGAATTCGAGGTTGAAGATGGAGGTGCCTGAAGTGCTCATGGTTTATTTCTTTGCTGTTTTGGCAGAGTCAATAAAAGCCTGCGCAGTAGGTGCGCCCTTTTGGCCCGGCTTACGCATTTTGGCACCGCGAGCACGCTTGGCATTGATGTTGGCATACAGCCCCACTTTTCCGCCTTCGGCGTACTCAGTGAAGTCTGTATTATCGCGGCGCTCGCGCACCTGCCCATCCTCGGTAAAGTCCGTGTTGTCACGGCGTTTTTTTACCTTGGCTTTGGGCATTTTGTCTGGGTTAATAATACCCATTCCGCGACTTGCTCTCATGATTAGCAGGCGTAACCGCCACCCTTCATAGCAATCATAGTGCCTTTGGTTTTGCCTTTAACAGCACAACCATCAGCGCGTTTGGAAGCAGAGCCTACAGAGCCACCGCTCTTGAAAGCGGGAGCGGGCATTACAGACTCATCAGGTGGTGCGCTACGGGGCTTAGGAGCCACAGGCATCATTGGCTTCTTGGGCATGGGTTTCTTCATGGCCATAGGAGGCTTGGGCATCGGCTTTTTCATAGGTGCAGATGCGCCGTCAATGTCTTGTGGGGGTTGACCCATTGCAGCGGTATAGATGCCGCCGTCGTTAAATTTACGTTTTTTCATCAGCACTTCCCGCCTTTCTTCATTGCAATTTGTGTACCCTTGGTTTTGCCTTTTTTGGCAACGCCATCAGCGGCTTTACGAAACACGGCACCGCCAGATTTCATGCCCATCATCTCAGCTTTTTCGTGCTTGATCATGGACTTTGGAGCGCCAGCTTTTTTCATAAAGCCGACTTCCTTTTTCATCATCGCTTTAGATTCTTTCATATCGCCACCTTTAGAAAATTTACGGCCTTTATCGGCCTCATTAAAGTCTTTACCCACGGACTGTGGGACTCCTGCTTTCTTAGCAAACGATGGCGAGTGGGCAATCGCAGCCATGAAATTATGTTGCTTTTTACTTGTGCTCGGCATTACAAATACCTGCCCTTGGTTTTACCCCGTTGAGCAATTCCATCAGCCCGTTTAGAAGCAGAAGAAACTTGTGGTGCGCTTTTATCTTTTACTTTGCCACCTTCGGCAAAATTCTTAGTCCATTTTGCGCCATAAGTATTTCCAATTTTAGCTGGAGTAAGAGTACCGCCACCAACTGGAACACTCAACATATCGCGCAAATTATTTTTATCGGATTTAGGCAAATCTTTTAACATGGGACGCCCACCGCCACTATCAGCAGGGCTGGGTGGAACATCACCAGCTTTATTAAAATCGTCTGAAAAATCGTAATCGTCGTTCATGATTATTTATCTCCCCGCTTGAATAAGCTGATCAATTTTTGCTTCAAGTTTATTAAAGCGTTGGTCAATGTGGTTCGTAATTCGATCCACTTCTGCTTGAGTGACGTTATCACGGGCAACCTCCTCACGGGTTTTGTTCAGTAAGATCGTAATACGAGTCAGTTCCCTGAACTTTTCATTCATCATATAGCCCAACAATCCAATCACTAAGGATAGGATGGCAGACCATGCGGTGTTTAAATCTAACATTTCCATCTCGCAAGTGAAGCCGCCTTACGGGTAGGCTTACCCTTCTCGTCTTTCATCGGCCCCGGCATGCCACTCATGCGGGCGCAGAACGAGTCCTTGCGCTTGCCGCCTTGTGGTTGTGGTGCTTTCAGATTAGACCCCGTTGCAGCGTTGTACTTGGCACGGCCTTTGGCAGTCAAACCCGCCCCCTTGGAAGCAGGCAGCTTTTCGCCACGACCAATTGCAAGGGAGGGAGTTTTCTTAGCCATAGAAAATCTGCGTTGAGTCAATGTTGGTCATTAGTGCATAAATGCCGTTGACTGCAAGCACCCCTTCACCCGGAATAAATGGCGCGTTACTAAAGGTGTCAGTCGCATCTATTTCATAGGTCATCAACCAACGCCCACCGCCACTTACATACGAAGCCGCAGTAGAGGTAATTGTGCCAGTGTTAACGTCTGTAAGCGTGAAGGTATCTGCGCCGGTTCTGGTGATGGTGTAGTTGCCATCTGTTGCTGATTGGCTTGTGTTGCTGTCAAAGTGAATGCCAACAACATCGCCTGTAACCAGACCGTGCGCCACTTTTGTCACCGTCACTGTTGTGCCGGAACGAGCGTATGTCACGCTGGCCGTTACTGGAGCGGTGGTTGTGTCAAACAACACCAAAGTGGCATCCGAGCCGCTGCCAAAGAACGAAATGCCTTTAACGCGATTTCTTCCAAGAACAAAAAAACCACTCTGGTTTAAGTGCCCCTGCTTTACGTCATATTGCATACCCATAATCAATCTCCTTTAGAACAGGGGCCGAAGCCCCGAAATTGATTAGACGTTTTGTTGGCCGTCGTACGGATCAGTAACGAAGTACAGAATCGTGCCGCTGATGGAGCCGCCCGTAGGAGCATCGCCAGAAGTGCCGCCACCAGTGATCGTGACCAACTGGGTTGTAGACATTGTGGTGCCCATGTTTGCGCCAGCAGTAGCTGAAGCCATAGTCAACACCAGCTTGCCAGTGGTTGCAACGGCAGCAGAGACCAAGCCTGTGTTTGTAGCGGTAGCAGTACCGTACAAAGTGAAGCCCATGTCAAAGGTGGGAGTGGAGCCACCTGTGGCTGCGCAAACCGCCTGAATTTCAGTAACAACTGCACCAGCGGGTAGAACCACGGTTGCAGTGTCAGTTGCGGTAGCTTGTACAGCAGTGCCTGCTGCGGAAGCGCCAGAGATGTAGAACGTCGCGGCCATAACGCCGGAGCCACAATAAGCGGTGCGCGTTTGATCGCCTCCGCCAGAACGCCAAATACTTTGGGTGGTAGAAACTGCCATGATAAATTTTCCTTACGTACAAGATAAGCGCATCAATCGGTACGTCGTCTGCCGGGTCAGTTTGATGCGCCGGGGTTCCCGGAATGATTCAAATATACACCAAATACCAAAAAAGAAAAGCCCCCGAAGGAGCTTTTCTTCACGCCGTTTAAGCGCCGGGGGAACCGAAGATACCCAGAGGGTCGGAAACACCGAAGCTATAACGCTCGCGGGCCTTGTAACGGCTGTTGCCGGTATCAAAGTCAGCGTCCATACCATTTTGCAATGGGCTACGAACAAAGTGCTTCAAGCCGTTAGGCACGTCAGTCATCAGGAACCATGCGTTGGTGTCTGTCAAGTAGTGGTTGACAGTGTAGCCTTCGCGGATGGAACTGTTGTTCTTCAGTGCGTTAACGTCGTTGTCATTGGTGCCGACGCGGAGTTCGGTTTCCAACAAACGAGTTGCAACGAATTGCAAAGTTGGGGGCACGATCAGTTTCTTAGGCTGAGCAGCGATCAACAAGCCACGCTCGTCTGTCCAACCAGCGATCTGAATGACAGCGGCTTCCAAGGAAGTCTCATTCAAGTCGGCAGCGACAGTAGGACGATTGCTGTTGGTACCACCAGACACCAGAGGGTGAGCTGTCGAGCACAGAACTTGACCGTCACCGTAGGTGGGGCCGCCAGCAAAGGCGCTGTTCAGGATCGCAGCAGCTTTAACCTGCTTGGTGTAGGCCATGGCGCGAGCCAAAGCCTTGGTGTATCGAGCGGACAACGAGTCATACAAGTTGTCTTCGATAGCTTCTTCGGTCAGAGAGAAACCCATCGCAATGGTTTCGTGCACGTAGCGTGCAGTCCATGCTTCTTGGGCGTTGTCATACTGGAGTGCAGAACCTTCATTCTTCACCGGTGCGGCACTAAAGCCAGACAACTTGGTTTCTTCTTCAAAAGAACGCTCAGAGGTTTCGGTCTCGAAAATCTCTTTGTGTTCTTCACCGTACTTTTTATACTCCAAACCAAACAAAGCGTTTAGGCCGGGGAGCAGTTCTTTCAGTAGCTGTGCACGTGAAATAGCCATGATTTAGCTCCTTATACGCCAGTTGGGTTGAGATACTGATGGCCACCGTTCCACGCAACCGTGTTAGGAGTACCTTCAGTGAGTGTGATGTACGGCGCGTTCCATTTGCAAATAAATTCGCAGAACTCACCAGAAGCGTTTGCCGTGTCAGGCACGCCACCAATGATGCGAATAGGCAAAGAAACAGTCGTAGCAACGGCGGAACCATCAATGGCCACAGCGGAGTCGCCAGTGGTTGTAGAACCGGAGTTCTGCACCAAGGAGACGTTGTTGCCAATCACAGTCTGCCCGTAAAAAGCAATTGTGGTGCCCGAGGACACAGCAGCAACTTTAAACAAGACATCAGGATCGTCTACGACATAAGCCTGCGCGTCAGAAGCAACAGTACCGGTAGGCCAGTATTGCGACCACTGAGGTTGCTTGGTGGATGGGTTGGTGAAAGTGCAACCCATAAAAACACCAACGGGAGTGCCGGTGGTAGTGCCAGTGTCTTTCTCAATCGTGCCAGAGGATACCAGCTTGACCACATCGCCGTAGAAGATGTTTGCAGCGTAGGCGCTTGCAATCTTCAACAGGCGGGTCGAACCAGCATACACCTGACCGCCAATCAAATTGACTGGTTTAAGCCCGTAAGGGGCAGAAACGGTAGGATAAGCCATTTGTGACTCCAAAAAAGTTAAGTTCCATTACCAAAACGAGACACCGTTGTTTTCCGATCATTGAAGAGCGGCATACGGGGATCGTTCTCGCGCATGAGATTATTGTCAACCGACTTCATCTGTGACGACGCTTGGTTGTTAAACCAACTGTTGCGATCATGGACGAACTCAGTGGGGGTTTTGCAAAGCATCAAACCACCAATTACGATATTGTCCTTGAAGCGGTCGTTTTCGACGCCTGCAACGAAAATCTCGGGGTGATCAGCAGCCTTAACGGGCTCCCAGCCTTCTTGTAGTTTTAAAGAGACATTCATGGCGTCGGCTTCGCCGCGAGTGCTGATGCGAACCCAGTGGAATTCATAGCCATCCTCGGGTAGAGGAGTTGGCAAGGTCTCGGGACGAGTCCACGATTTCTTGCGAGCCGTTTTTTCACGGGTATCCAGTTCACGATTAAGTCTGTTTTCAGCCATTTTGTTTCCTCAATTCCATAGCAACCTGTTTGGCGTATTCTTCCAGTGGCACTCCGAGCCTTTTAGCCAGAGCAACTTGCGTACGCGAGAGAGTGATCTTTTTAGGGGCCACACTTCGTGTTGCAGATGCAACGACTGTCGTCTTACGACGACGCTCTTCGGTCACCTCCTCGTGGTCATCAGCATCCTCAAAGGATTCTGGGAACACTTGGCGCATACGAGAGTTGATTTTCTCGTAGTATTCGTCAGATCGCGGGTTGACGCCCTGTTTGACCAATTTTTGGTGCAACCCCAACGCAAAACTGGTCATCTCATCGTCATCTCCGAACCATTTATTGGCTTGTTGCCAACTTACGGCCCGGTCATCAACTGACTGTGCTGGGGCGGTTGTTTGTGTTTGTACATCATACACGTCTTCTTGTAAAGCGGGAAGTTTTAGGTTGTTTACTCGCTCAACCTTCATTTTTGCAGCAGTCAGTGCCTCTTGGGCCTCGACTACGGCGTCCGCCTCACCAGACTCGTAAGCCTTTTTGTACTGAACTTTGGCCTCGTCATGCTCAGCAGCGGCCATCTTTTTGGCCGATTCCAGCATCGCTTCTTGATTCTTGGAGACAGTGCCCTTGAGCTTCTTGTTCTCCTCAGCGATCTGCTGCGCATAACGCAACGCTTCCTCACGTTCCTTGGCGGCAGACTCTGCTGCGCGTCGCTGGTCGTGGTAGCCCTTGCTAAAGTGTTGCAGGCGCTTTCGCACCTTCTCGGAATACTCGTCCATCTCCTCTTCGGAAAGCTCCATGGGAGCCTTGGAACGCTTCTTCCCTTGATCTTCCTCGGGGCGGTCATCAACCACCTCAATGTCAAAATCGTCTTCCTTGGCTTTCGCCTTGGCCTTTTCGCGCTTAGCTTCTTCATCCGCAGCGCGTCCTTCGACTTTCAGCGCAAAGCTGCCGTCGCTATTTTCCACGAAGTCTGTTTTATCCGACACCTTATCGGGATCGGGAAACTCAAACTCCACTTTTTGAAGTGCCATTTATTACTCCTTATCCAGCACGCGATACACCACGCGGATCGGCCACGACTGCTTCGATGGAGTCGTCGTTCATCAGGCGATACTCGACGCCATTAACACTGACACGAGTGCCTGTGTATGACGCAAATACAACATAGTCGCCCACCTTGCACCATGGGCCATTCGGGAAGCGTGTAGGGTCAGAATAGGCTTGTTCGCCCATATCCAACACCAACCCAACCGTAGACAGGATGCGTTCTTCACGCATGGTCTGCTTGGCTTTAATGATGCCCATCTCACCGATGGTTTCTTCAATTTGCGGCAGTGCCACAAGCAACCGATACCCAACGGGCTTTGGAAGCTGGGCTTCCACTTCTTCGTCAGTTACGGCGTTTTCGACTTGATCAGTCATGTGTCTTCTTCTTCCATTTGAGAGCGCGAAAGGTCTTTGGTTGTTTGGATAGCAAGCTGGAGACCCCGAA